TCAAGTTCAAAGTGTGTAGTTACATCAGTGTCTGAAGAAGTTACTCCAGTGTTTGAACCCTGATAAACTGCTACAATCTTAAACGCATCTGACACTCCGAGTGGCCAAGGACCATCGTTGCTAGCACTATGAGAACCAGTATTGATGTGAACGAACTTGTTCTTATTGACTGTTTTAGATGCAGGGACAGCAGCACTTCGTAAACGATTGAAGTAAACAGAAGCAGAGAAAGTTGAAGCGAGGTTTGCCTGCTGCAGATCAATCGTATGTGAACTTGATGTCGATGTAACCTGACCATTTCCTGATAGGTCAAAGATGTAACCTATTGGGAATGTTGTAGAGTGAGCAGAAGCACCAGCAACAGTTTGTGTGTTAGCAGTCTTAAGTGTTGTAGAACCTGAGATTTCAGTAATACGCATTGGATCATTAGAACCAATCTTAATAAAGTCTCCAACTTGATACTGTGTAGTAAATGCAGTGCCAACACCAGTAACCGTGTTACCAGATTGTGTAACTGTACCAGTATGTGGTTGAGTAGAAACAGTCTCACGTGCAACTACAATAAGATTTCTTTCTTCTGCATTTGTAAGTGGAGAACCAGTTTCGTTCATGGTTTCTGTTCCACCAGCATGCGCAGTGTTAGCAGTTACAGTAGCAGTACCGTTCGTTGCAAAGTTAACAGTCTTTTCTGTACGGAATACAAACTGTGTATCGTTAGTTCCAGTTGAGTCTGTGTATTGCTTGATTGCTTTAAGTCCAGTTGGGAAAACAAGAGAGTTAAGACTTGGTTCCTGTATCTTAGCAGTTCCGTTTGTCTCAAGAACAATATCTGCCATAGACTTTGGTCCAGAAGCATTATTTACATAAAGACCACGGACATCAGCAAAAGATTGTCCGCTGTTCATAGAAACATCAAATAAGTAGATTCTATACTGAGCATTGTATGTCCCTGGAGTTCCTGAATCCCATTCAACGCCACGAACACGTGCTGTACCGATTTCAGTACCACTTACTGCTTGAGCACCTAAGTTTTCTCCAGAAATACCGTGTTGTCTTGTATCACGCAAAGAAACTGTACGCAATCCTTGGAAATCCCAAGTTCCTACAACTTCCTTTACGTTTACATAATGACCGAACTGCTGTCCAATAACAACAGCATCTTGTGTGTCATTGTCAGTTGCTTTGTCAACAATAACAAAAGAGGTGGTATTTAACTTTATTCTTTCTCCGTTAACATATGCTGTCCCTGGTTCTATCTCAGCAACCAACTCGTTAGTGTTTCCACCTTCTGCAGCAGTTAATCTTCCCAAAGAATTTGCTTTGTTTAAACTTTCTCTAATTCTAATATTGAAAGGTGTAACTGCAAAGTTTCCACTTGAATCGTAAATTCTTTCTGCGATAAATTTTCCAATAGTAGATAGTTCTCTATTTAAAGGTTTCTTTATCAATACACCATTTTTAATTTCAGCAACCCTAAAGAATGAAGCAGTGTTAGCAAATCCATAGGGTTTAGAAGTTAGCGTTCCAGTTATTTTAAGTCTGTTAGCACCAGGAGCGGTATAGTTAGAAGATCCAGAAGAGTTATCTAACAAAGATTGATCATCATTAGAGTCAACCAATGTTTCAGTTGTAGTAAATCCGATGTAAGCATTTGCCACGTTATTGTATTTGTCAACAATAATGCTTTGGGCAGGGAATTTTACATAATTTTCTTTATGGTATAAAATTCCATCTCTAACATTAACTCTAAGACCTGTTCCAGTAGCACCAACTGTTATTGTGTTTGCGGCAACTTTAAATCCATTATTTGAACTATGTCTGAATATTAAAGTTTCATTATTAGCAAATGTTGTTACAGTATTATTTGAACCTGAATTAGTATAAAGTACATGCACAGTAAAATAATCTGGTGCTGCTGCCTCTGTACCTGCAGTAGCTGCAACCAATTTAGCAGTCATTCCTGTTGTCGCACCAGTAATTGTCAGATTAGCAACTGCAGAACCACTATAAAAATCACTAATAACAAGAGATCTATTATTAGCGTCCTTGTCTCTCAACTTAACATAATCAGCTATTTTTTCCGCTATTTCTCCACCCTTAACTATTGCTCCATCAAGATGAACTTCATTTCCTAATCTACCAATTTGTTTTTGTAGAATAGTTTGTAGTTGAGTAAGTTCACGTGCCTGAACAGCATATCCTGGTCGGAACAATACTCGATGAAAGTTTTTATCTTCATCGAAATCGTCGAAGTATGGACTTTGATTAAGATTGGTTTCAATATCTGACATTTGCTATACCTTTAAAAATCTAAAATGATTTTAATATCTTCAATTTGGTCTGGGTCTCTAAGTGTTGGTTGAATATTCTCAACATATAATATTTCACCAGAATAAGTGTTTGCTTCTGGTCCTTGTATATCAAGAACTGTACCTATTTCTGTTTCACCTGTGCTCTTCAAAATTATATCATTGTCTTGAAAGGCAGGGTAGTTCGCATAACTTTCAACATTATTTATGTACACTGAATAGATGGAATTATCTGATTCATCCTCAGCATCACGAATATATGTTATAGTTGCGTTCGCTGCTCTAAGTGCATTTACAAGAGCGTTACTGTCTCTTTCAACTTGACCAAGTTCAGTAACAAACTCTAAAGTTCCGTTCTTTGCTCTAGTGAGAACACGCTTGTTTGTTAGCACATCATTAACTGCCAATGGGTTAATTGGTGTGCTACCATCCATTTGGTCATATGAGAATTTCATTTTAGTAGAAGTTCTCAGATACAACGGTGCATTAGAAGTATTTGCTACAACCTCTGTTGCAATCACAGCATTGTTAGAATTAACTTTCAGCATAGGATCTTTCATAATGCTGATAATTCTAAACTCTGTGTTTGAAGGAGTATATCCTGCACCTGTTACAGAAGTTCCCATGTTGTTATCCAACTGAACATTCAGCATAACTTTATCTGCTGCCAGTTCTCTGATTGGATCACTTCCATGTCCACCAATAGTGGAAATAAGAACATTAGCAGTTGCTCCTGTTCCATGAACTGCGTTTGAAGTAATTAATCCGATAGCAGTTGTGTAACCACTTCCTCTGTTAACCATTGTTATTGCTTCAACTGAATTGATTGCAGTGTTAACAGTACAATAACCCTTTGCTCCTGCTCCGTCACCAATAATAGTGAGTGTTGGAGAAATAACTGCACGCGAATCAGTATTACATACTGTTGAGAATGCAGTGTTAACTGTCAGTGTTCTTGAAGAACCATCGTAGTCAATAATTCTACGCAACTGACCAGCACCAGTTCCATCAGAAATATAAACTGAAGAACCATTATAGAAGTTATCAATAGCAGAAGCACCTGTTGCAGTAGCAGATGAAAGTCTTAGTGTAAATTTACCGCCAGCAGTCACTGCTCCGTTCGCAACATATGGATAACCTGATCCAACGGTTACAGTTTCAACAACCTCAATCGCTCCATTTACTGCAGCGTTTTGAACTGCCAGTTGACGATCTTCTTCCGTAGAACCATCGCTACTAGAAAGAGTCTTAACAGGCATGTATGAAGTTGTTAAGAATTTATTTGCATCACCCAGATCGATAGTATACATGTATTTCCATCGATATCCATCTGAAGTAGAAAATGCTACAGTAGAAAACCCAGTTGGTTTAATCGTAGAAGCAGCACCTTTATTGTTATACAAACAAACATAAACGTTATTGTCTTCAGTTAGAACATACCATTGTCTATCATACATATCGGTATCAGTATCACGATACATTGAGTACACAGTTCCTGAAGTCCAGTCATGGCGAGTTGCTACATGACTTATATCTGATGCTGTAATTCTTTTTGCACCAAACATATTTCGGTGTGTTTGATAACGCAAATATTGATCGTTATCTTCAGGCAAAGAAGGATTTGGTTCAGAAGGCCATTCTTCAGTTCTACCTACTCCAACATACAGTATGATAGAATGTTTTGTATCTCTGCCGTCTTCATCCGATGCAGTGCCTGCCACCATTGTAGCATTATGCACGAATGCTTTAGCGTTAGTAATAGATAATTCTTTGGTTGCGTACCTGTAAGTTGCCATTAGCTTACCTGATAATAAATGTTTGCGCTACTGCTTGTGCTAGTGTAGTAAATGTTTGCCGAAGCAACACTAGTATTAGACCAAGCAACAGTCGTATTTGCAAATGTAGTGTTCGATACTTTATTTAGTCGTAAAGTGTAGAAGGATCTTGGTGCATATTCAACAATTATTTCGCTACTGTTAGCATAATTTCCAGTCAAAGATGTTCCAGTACCAGTAATGTTTCTACTGCTCTGCGT